ATATATGTTATAATACTGCAACTTTTCCTGAATATAACACTAATTCAAATGGTGATATGTTCCCTGATTCAGAAGCTAATTTTGTAGGATGGGTAATATAAAAGAAACTTACAAGCCAAAAGCGGTTAACGTAAAAAAACTGCAACTATTTTTAAATAAAATAAAAGATAAAAAATGAGTTTACAATTTACACATATAAAAGGGGACACTTTTGATGAGGTTGCTTTTCAATTAAAGATTAACGATACAGTTGTTAACTTAACAGGTGCAACTATTAGAATGCAATTACGCAAGAGTTATTCAGATACTGTAGCTGCTTTGTCTCTTACTTCGGTTTCTTCTGCAGGTATTACCATAACTAATGCCACAAATGGAGAATTTAAAATTAACACACAAATTATAGACATCCCTGTTTACAATTATGTATACGATATACAAATTACTTTAGCGAGTGGAGTAGTTAAAACGTATGTACAAGGTGGGTTCAATATTACTAACGAAGTAACAAGATAAAAAAATGGGTGATAATATTACTATTGGTGTAACTGAAATTGTAAACAATATTGAAGTTACTGCACAACCAAACGACCAAATTGTAGACATTAGCGTTACTGATAATGCAGATAATGTAACTTTAAACATTACACCTACTGTAGTTGAAGTAAACATTAACAAGGGTGGTTCTTTTGCCAAGTGGGGTGATTTATACGGAACTCTATCAGACCAAACTGATTTACAAAATGCTTTAAATTTAAAAGCTAATTTAGTAGGAGGTAAAGTTCCTGCTTCAGAATTACCTTCTTATGTAGATGACATTATTGAAGTGGCTAACTACGCTGCTTTACCTGCTACAGGTGAAATTGGAAAAATATACGTTACATTAGATAACAATAAAATATATCGTTGGAGTGGTTCAGTTTATATTGAAATCGCTTCTAACAGTGCTATTTGGGGTGCAATCACTGGAACTTTAGGAGACCAAACAGATTTACAAAACGCTTTAAATGCAAAACAAAACGCTTTAACTAACCCAGTTACGGGAACAGGAACAACAAATTACATTCCTAAATTTACAGGTTCAACTGCTATTGGGAATAGCAATATAACTGACAACGGAACTGTTGTTTCGATTAGTACAGATGCTAGTATTAATAGTGTTAATATAGGATTAGGAAGAGGAGCTATTGCAACTAATACAAGGGTAGGAGCAAGTGCTTTAAATGCTAATACTACTGGAACTAATAATGCTGCTTTTGGGCATCAATCATTACTTTCAAATACAACTGGAGGTTTTAATACTGCATTTGGAGCTAGTTCGCTTAGAATAAACACAACTGGTTCTATAAATACAGCGGTTGGATCGGAAGCATTATATAATAATAATGGAGGTCAAAATACAGCGGTTGGAGTATCGGCATTATACGGAAATACTACTGGAGGTCAAAATATTGCGTTAGGAAGGAATGCCGGAAGACATATAGCTGATGGAACAACTGCAAATACAATATCTAATAATTCTATATTTTTAGGTTTTGGAACAAAAGCATTAGCAGACAACCAAACAAATCAAATTGTAATCGGATATAATGTTGTTGGATTAGGTTCAAACACAACTGTATTAGGTAATAGCTCAACAACAACTACTGCTATTTATGGCAACGTACTAATAGGAACTACAACAGACGCTGGTTACAAACTTGACGTTAATGGAACTTTAAGAGTAAGCGGTCAGGTTACATCTACAACAAACTTTTATACTGCATCTATTTCAGACACTTTAGGTTCAAGAACTTTTGGTGGGAATAGTTTTTCAATTAGAAACAATGTTGCAGAAGATTTTAATATAGATGTTTATAATCGTACTTTAGGAGCTTGGTACACACCTTTTATAATTAAAAATACAGGCAACGTAGGTATAGGTACAACAAGTACTGTTCAAAAACTAACAATCGGAGACGGAACTGGAACAGGAAATCAATATATAAGAATTCACGCATCTGCAAGTGATATGTATATTGGGCAAACAGGAAGTAATTTATTTGGAGCTGGTAACGGTCAAGTTATTGTCACAGATGTTACTTATACATCAAATTTAGCAATTGGAACTTTAAATTCTTCTGCTAATTTAGTTTTTGGTACTGCTTCAACAGAACGTATGCGTATCACTTCAGGTGGCAACGTATTAATAGGCACAACCACAGACGTAGGATTTAAGTTAGATGTTAATGGAAATGTAAGAGCAACAGGATTTTTTAACAGTTCAGATAATAGATTAAAAGACTTAACAGATTACGATTACAACGTTTCAGATATTAAACCAATTACATACCTTTGGAAAGACGGTAGGGATAATAAAAAACACGTTGGATATTCTGCTCAACAGGTTCAAAAAGTAATGCCAGATGCGGTTAATGAAGACGATAAAGGATTTTTATCTGTTAACTATGTAGAAGTCCTCGTTGCTCAAGTGGAATTATTGAACAACAGAATGGCTGAAATGCAAAAAGAAATTGAACTTTTAAAATCTAAATAATGGCTTGGAGTGATTTGCAATCGAATCAAATGGTAAGTTATACAGATTCGCAAAGTGGATATTTTACTTTGCAGCCTGGACAGTCAACTGTCGTTTCTAACCAATGTATGACTAAAAATGATGCTTTAACTAAATACGTTCTTGATAGTTCGTATATGGAAGATTACGCATCTAACCAATTAGTACCTAAAAGTACTTGGGTGGCTGGGGGATATCCAATTTCGCTTTCACTACCTAGAATTACAGGTTCAAGTGCGTGTATTTTTGGTCAAGCATTTCCTACTACTGTTTACTCGTCTGTATTAAGTCCGTTTTTAGGTGACCAGCTTTTTACAAATGGTTCGCTAACTGTTGCATTTCAAGGAAACGACCTTTGGTATGAAGTTTCAGGTGCATCTGTTGGAGGTTATTCGTATCAAATAAACAATTCAGGAGTAGTTATAGATACCTATGACTGTATGTATTAATAAATAAATAAATAAATAAAAATGAAAACAATTGAATCAATCTCAATTTGGGATAACGGACAAACACAGGAAGCAACTGTTTTAAATGCTTATGCGGTAAATGTATCACTTGGTAATTCAGCTACATTTTACTATTCTTTACTATCTGAATCAATGCAACAATTAGCACAAGGAAACTTGACTATGTCAGGCGAAGATTATTCCGCTTGGGAAGTTGATAATTATGCTTGGGATTGGGTTGCAGGTCAATTAAATTTAGTAATTACTGGCGATTATGTAGCACCACAACCAGTTGAACCTATTGAAGAAATAGTTGTAGAAGAAGAAGTGGTTGCACCAACTGAAGAAGTAATTGAAGAATAAAACAAAAGTAACATTATGTTATTTTTAAGTAAATCAAATAAAAATTAATTAAAACAAACAACAATTATGGAAACTAAACAAGCAATCGAAATTTTAGTACAAGTAGCACATTTAGCACAAAAAGGTGGTTTATTACAATTAGCAGATGCAGTAGCAGTAGCACAAGCTATTAATGCTTTAGCACCTAAAGAAGAAGTAATAGAAGAATAAACATTTAGAGATTAGAATGAAATACATTAATTATTTTTTTGCTTCATTAATTTTATTATTTGTACCTATCTACGGTTTATTAATAGCCGTAGGTAGTGCAATAATTTTAGATACTTTTACTGGTATATTTAAAAGCATAAAACTTGAAGGGTTACAATCAATAAGAAGTAGAAAATTAAGCAATGTAATTTCTAAAATGGCATTATACGAAATATGTATAATCTTTTTATTCTTAATTGACAAATTCGTTTTAAATGAGTTCATACACAAAGCTTTTGGTTTTGACTTTATGTTCACAAAGATTTGTGCTATACTATTAATCTTTGTTGAATTAGTATCTATTAAAGAAAACATTGAAGCTTCATTTAAAGTTGATATTTGGCAGTTATTAAAAACCGCATTTAATAGAGCTAAAGAAATAAAAGCAGACTTCAATGAAATTAAGCGATAAAGGTTACGAATTAATAAAACGATTTGAAGGATATAGTGACAGACCTTACAAATGTCCTGCGGGTATTTCTACAATTGGGTATGGTAATACATACTATCCAAACGGAACTAAAGTTAAAATTACAGACAAACAAATTACAAGAGAATACGCTAATGAAATATTAGCACACACTGCTGATGAATTTGCTGAAGATGTATTAAAACTTGTTAAATCTAAAATAAATGTAAACCAGTTAAACGCATTAACTTCTTTTGCGTATAATGTAGGTGTATCTAATTTAGCTAAATCTACTTTGTTAAAATTGGTAAACATAAATCCAAATGATGCTAATATAGCTAAAGAGTTTTTAAAGTGGAATAAAGCTGCAGGTAAAGTTCTAAATGGTTTAACAAATAGACGCATTGCTGAATCAGCATTATACTTTACCAAATGAAATATTTAGTTTTACTTTTATTAATTACTTCTTGTGCTTCAAGAAAAGTAGATGTATCTAAAACAGATATAAAAACCAATACAGATTCTACTGCTATCACAAAAACAGATAGCACTTCAATTATAAACAAAAATGTTTATTTTACTGAAAATACTACAGAATTAGAAATAAAACCTTTAATAGATAGTTTACCTATTGTAATAGAT